TTACAGCAATATCAGCCCTTACTTCAATTTTACCAGTAGTCAATTTGCTTGTGCAAATCGGTGCTGGTATAATGGCAATAGTCGTGGGTTTCTATACTGCGCGCTATTACAGAAACAAGTACATAGAAGATAGGAAATAATATGATTAGCTGGATTAACGTAAATACACTACAAGGTATCCTCCGTGCTGTATTGGCATTTGTGGGTGGTATCCTTGCATCTAAAGGCAAGATTACCTCAGATCAGGCTGCGTCTCTTACGGCACAACTGACTGACCCAGCTTTCCTTGGCACGGGAATTGCTACTATTACTGCTGTCTGGTCTGTGCTGCATAAGCAAACGCCTGTTGCGCCTAAGTAATATATGACGATAGCTGGTGGTATCATAGAGATTATTGTACTGCTACTGCCAGTTATCTTAACAGCTATTGCGGCACATAATACAGTAGAAGCCAAGAAACAAAAAGCTAATGAAACAGTCGACGAAGCTATTGTTAACGGCGATACTGATGTTATCAACACTATCCTGCGTGATAGGTTGCAAGACTCGAGTGGTAGTAATACCAGCGGACCGAGAAGTAAGATTTGACGGAACCAATTACATCGTTCCCAAAGCGGTAATGATGGACTTGATGCACAAACTAAATGCCGTAACAAACAATTGAAGTTGGCTGAAAAGGTAGGGTCTTTTGTTGTTTCTCCCCTGCTCGTGTAAGCCAACATTTAACGAATATGCCAGAACAAACTTATCCACCATATGTCTCAGGTTCAATAACTGTACCGAGGCAGCTTAATCGTTGGTTGGATATTAACCCACAGAATGGGTTCTTGTCCCGTACTAGTACTGTCATTACTCTCCCTGCGTTTACTACTGAAAATAGCTGGAATGGGTACTCCAATATTGTATCGTCGTTTAATATCGAATCTCCTAATGCTATTTCGTTAAAGCCATTTACTGCTCCTGCTAATCCTAACTACGTATTGTGCGTATCGTACCGCATAGGTAATGTCGTAACACGTTACATGATATGGGATGCTACTGGCTCTGTTATGAGTCAGACTATTTCTTTCTACACAGGGCAGCCTCTGAAGAAAAACTTTAGGTTTGAGATTTGGAATACTTCACAGGGCGTAGCGTCACAAGCTACTGCTGTTACTATCTATACTAGCAAAGCTGGTACTGTGGATTACCGATGGGGTGACGATACCACTCTCGTTGGCAATGATGGACAGATTACTAACTTTAACGCAACAGTTTCAGTTGTTGGTTCTATTATTGTTGCAGGTGCGGGTGAGCCATTGGCAAATGGTGTTTATGTACCTAGGGTTATTTCTAATCAATGGATTAGTCCTACCGGAGATTTTATCTTATTTAAAACTCCTACTTCTGGTAGTAATGCACTATACTCTATACGATTGTTTACTAATAATAACGTTCTGTATATTGTTACACCTCCAACATCATTACCCATCGGTTCATTAACATGGGCGTTATCTACTTTTGGAACAGCACCAGCTCCTACAACTACTCAACCATCAGTAGCTAGCTTTAATGTACCTGTAACATTTCCAACAACTTCCGTTTCAACAACTAATTAATTAATTAATTTATGCCTAATGCAACTGATCTATTGGTGGGCTTTGATCCCACTGGTTATACCTCTATTACCGGAGCGCAACTCGCTCAACTTGTAAACTCCGCCACTCCTACTAGTGATCGTGGGTTTGTTCTTCAGACTACCGATTCTGGTGCGGGTGACCCTGATGTTCCCAACGCGGCTGGTACTGTCGCATGGCAGCGTTATGTTTGGCTGCGTGTTTCTGGTACTAGTGTTACTGCTTATTTGTGGAATAACAATGGCTCTAATAGCAACTACGTCAACCCCAATACTGGTACTGTTACCTCTTTGCTGCTGTGGCAAACCATCTCTAATTCATCTATTGCTCCTGGGCAGATTACTGGCACGATGATAGCGGCTGGTACTATTACGGCGCTTAACTTGGCATCTGGAAGTATTCCTAGCTCATACATTACTGGCGGTGTTCCTTCTGATTGGGTGTCTACTGCACAGGGAGATGGTAAGTTGATCAAGAGTGATTCTCCTATTTACGGAGCTATTACTGGTACTATCAACGCTACTGTTTTTGGTGACCAGTCTGTGTCTGGTGACTCCGTTGCACTTGCTGGACAGATTGTTGACGGAAGTGTGTATGGATTGCAGTTAGCTGATAACACCATTAAAACTGAAAAGCTGTTTACTAACAGCGGTTCTACTTATGCTAACGATAATCCGTATACTAGCACAGAGGCTGCTGTTGATCCCGGTGTTAACATCACAGTTCCTGATAAATCAATAGTCGGTATTCCTGCGTCATCTAACTACAATCCGTCTACTGGTAGTGCTACTGTACCAGGAGATTTGTTAGCAGTTACTTGTGATAGCTCAGGCTACCCTACTGGTTATGCTACCATTCGTCGTGCTATCACGACTCTCGCAGAACCTACTGTACAGACTAGTCCTAGGGTTCCATACGTGACTACTGGTGCTATTGTCTACACGTTTGAAAATCCACAGAGCAAGAAGTTTGGGTTGGTGCAACAGCAGGGTTTTAACTCTGTTGTTACTTCTACAGCTATTGCTACAGCTACATCTGACTTGTCTACGCTGGTGTACAATACTGCTAACTTACAGGATATTACTAGCGTTGCACTTAGTGTAACTACAGATGCTAGCTACCATTTGATATCTGTTGTTGGTTCTATGTTTCAGTCTGGTACATCATATGGTTGGGTTTATTTGTATAAAGCAACCGGAGGAGCTTCTCCTATTGCTGCAATTCGAATTGCAAACGGTGCTGGTAGTAATTGTTCATACTCGTTTGCTCTTAACTTCAGGGTTGCAAATACAGGAACTGCCGCCGTTACATACTACGCAAAATACGGAGGTTCTGTAAACAATAAAGTATCCGCTAACGGTGATACTGCGTCAATGACCGTAATCGAAACTTTGTAATAATATGAGTGTCGCGTACATTCTATCACAGGCTGGGGCTAAGATGGGTCTTAACCCAGCTGACACCAACGAGCGTCCAGTCCTGCTTCGTTTCTTGAACGAGGCTGCTGATGAACTGTACGCACAATCTGATATGGCTGGGTCATGGATGGAGCAAGCGTTTAAGGTCAATGGTGACCAGACGATTGCTCTACCTCATGACGTAGGCAATATCAGGGCAATGCGTGAATACCAGTCGCTCATTCCTTGGAACATCCAACAGATGCGTCCGAGGTATAATGTTAGCAACTGGAATGATTTTTGGCGTACGTTTCGTCTCAAAGGCAAACAGGCGTTAGAGAAAACTATTGACAATCAATCTGTACTTACGTTCAGTACTACGTCACTAGACTCTACTCCCATCACAATAACGGTAACCGGTAAGACACCGTACGCTACCTCTATTACCGAAACTATCACACTCAACGCGTTGGCGGTTAGTACCACTAACGACTGGATTGAGGTGACTGCTATCAACAAGTCTAATGTTAGTGTTGCTGACATAACTGTCACCGATATTGATGGTACTGTCTTGGCGGTCATTCCGAATAACGAAAAGAACAGCACATACCAGATAGCGGATGTTAGCACTTGTCCTTGGTTGAACAATAGCCAAAGCAAGCAAGACCATTATATGGAGATTCTTTATAAGAAGAAGCTCGCGTATCTGTCTGCTGATGGTGATGAGTTCCCTGCACAAGGTTACGATAACGTCGTAGTCAATAAGATGCTTCAGTTGTGGTTTGAAGAACAGGGTAAGATTGATCTTGCGATGCAGTACGATGCAAAAGCCACACGTTCGCTAGCTCGTAAGCACGAAGAAGAGAACCGCGCTACACAAGACACCGTTGCATTTACTGAGAACACTCACGATAACTTGAATCCTCGTGTTCGCGCTCGTCGTCCTGCTCGTTATGGCGGTTATTCCACAACTCAACGCTATGGAGTAATGTAATGTCTGAATATAATCAACAATCTTTCATCGGTGGGATGAACTTGCTCGTAGATGATACTAGGTTACAACCTAACCAGTATCGTCTAGCGTTTAATTGTCATAATCGTTACGACGTATTAGATCCTGTGTTGACTTCTGTGAAGGACTTGTATGTACCGCAGGGGTTAAAGCAAGAGATGGTTACATTTGGTGATTACTTGATAATCTTTGTAGCTGGTAAAGCGTATTACAGAAGATACGACACACCCACGTGGTCATTGATTCCTGAGTTTTCGATGTCTACTGTTGCTCCTCGTTATTGGACTGCTGCTGTACCTGTGTCGGTTACTAATTATGGCAGGATTAACAAAACTGTACCATATGGTACTTCTAATACACCAATAGGTTCTTCGTTAGCTGGTGTAATATCGACACAATCAATAGCTGGTTCTTTTGCGGGTACTTTGCCAGGATTGTTGGTGCAAGATAACATTAACCAACCACAGTTTATTTACTTGGATACTGCTGGTAATCCTAGATGCCGTATTACACAACGATATAACGAATGGGTTGCTACATATGGTGATGAGTACGGAGAGGATGATTACGGAAGACTGCTAGTTGACAAACGTGAATACGTACCGATTGGTAACGTAATGGCGTGGGTTGATAGTATTCTGTATATCACAGCACAAGACGGAAACTCTATATATCGTTCTGTGTCTGGTCGTCCTCTTGACTTCATGGTCAACGTTGACACAGCTGGACAACCAGGAGGTGACGCTACTACCACAGCGTATACTGTCGGAGTGGGTAATATTAGCTGTCTGTACCCGATGAACGATGGTACTTTGTTTGTGTCTGCTGGTAACTCAAACTTTGTGGTATCAAAGAACATGAGTAACATCGCACCTACGATGTTTGGAGAGTTCTTGTTCATACGCAAATTTCTATTTGAAGCTACGTGTTTGAACGATCGTTGTATCATTGACTCTCTTGGAGATACTAAGTTTATTGACTTGACTGGTGTACGTTCATTTAATGCGGTAGTGCAAGAACATAACGAAGGTCGTAACTCAGTATTTACGTCTACTATTGCAGCTGCGTTTAAGGGTATTATTCAAGATTACGCCGCTGCTATTCTGTATAACAACTTTGAAATGTATGGAGTCAATACTATCTTCGGTCCTGCTATTGCTGTGTTTGATACCATTACCGGAACTTGGACATCATTTGATACTAAACAAACTGGCGGCAAAAAGATTAAACAGTTCGCTAAGATTGAACTTGGCACACAACGTTTGTTTGCTATTACGGAAGATAATCAGTTGTACACGCTGTATGCAGGTCCAACATATGATGAAGCCTCGTTCTTAACTCTTGGTATCTCGGCGGCTGAGTTGTCACAGAATGGTCGTATTGCTAATCCTAAGAACGAAATTAAGATGACGGACTTTCGTGCGATATTGAACCGCATTACTCAGACATCTACCATGTCTGTGCAACCGTTTGTTAATAACAGACTATCGGTAAACTCTCCGATTGTAATCAAGAGTATTAAGTACTCTCCGCCTGATCTTGTATACACAGGCAATATACCAGATTTAAATACGCAACTTACCAACGTATACTATACATTTCCTAATCTGGAACAAGGGTGGAAAGTTGCGTTGATTGTATCGTGGACTGGTGGTGGTTCGTTAACTCAGTTCTCTGCTAACTTAACTGACGTTACACCTATGAACCCGCTCCGTTCGCAGACCTCAGTAACATGAGTAAACCAGTAACACTTGGACAGCTAGTTGAGTATGTCCTAAAGTACCGTAAGGGTAATGCATTCAAAGACCACCTTGAACATCAGATAGCAAGTGGCATAAAACTTGCTTCTGATAGTTGTGTTATGCTGTACTGCTGTCGTGATGATGGTACAGTATGCGGGATAATAACCTGTTTTGAAGACGCAAAGAATAAAGTAATGTATGTCAATGATGCGTTGACTACTGAGAAGTGGGTTTTGCCAAGATTTGTAACATACTTTAAGCATACATATCCTGATTATATATTGGCGGCAAGACGTAAAGATAACCAAGTAGTATACGAAAAAACAGACAAACTTTGTAATAGACTTATGAAAGGTAAAATTTAATATGGGATCAGCAAGATCAGCACTAATGGGTTCTAGCAGCCCAGGAAACGGACAAGCTCCGTATTTAACTAACCCTAATGCTGGGCAGACTTACTACGCGGATGCTCTTGATCCAATGGCTAACTCTCCGTTCACAGCTAAGGATGCAAAAAATCCTAATGCCGCTGCTAAGTATGCTCAGCAAGCTGCTCTTAAGCCTACTAATATTGGGATGACTACTCCCAACTTGTTCAAGCCTTACGAACAATATATGCCCGCAGAATACGCTGGGTCTTCTCCTGTTCAAGATCCTACTGCTATATTACAAGCGTATGCTCAACATATGCCTGATTTTATGGCTGGTTCTAAGTCAATGTATCAGTATAAAACTCCTGAACAAATTAACAATCCTAGCTATGTTGCTCCAAGTTCAAGTAGTGGGTTCTTAGGATCACCGTTTGCTTACGCCATTCCTGGTGTTCAGCAAGTAGCTTTAGGTAAACAATGGTCTGGTAAATAACAAATAATTTATTATGGGCGGAGGAATTTCAACACCTAAACCGGAGTCAATGGCTCAAGTACTGCAATCGTATGCTCAGTACTTGCCAGGACTTGTATCTGCTACCGCTGCACAACAGCCAGGGATTGCACAGAATCAGCTTAATGCTACTCTGGCTACACAGCCGTTGTACAATGCGCTTAACTTGCAACAGGCACAACAATATGCAGAACCACTTGCCCGAGTAGGACAAGATGTAACGCGTAGTAATGCACTTGCTGGTGGTCAAACTCAGCTAGCGCAGATGCGCAATACTGGCGTAGATACTGCGCGTACGGCTGATGCTATTGCTCGTGCTGCTAACCCGAACTACTACAGAGTTCAGGATGCTTCTTCTCGTCAAGCTCAGAATATGCTGAATTCCATTAACTTGGGAGGTCTTAGCCCAGGTGAGGGTAATGCTCTAGAACGCTCCACCAATCAGCAACAAGCTGCTACTGGTAACTTGGGTATCTATAACCCTACGAACACCATCTCTAACGCGATGAACTTTGGTGATCGTTATAACCAGAAAATAGGACAGTTAGGTCAGGCTCTTGGGGCGGCTAATCAAACTGCTACTAGCGCACAGAATACTGGGTTTAACCCCGTGAACTTGGCTATCGGACAACCTAACTCATCTACGATGGGTAACTTTGGTACTGGTACGTTCTCTAACACTAATGCTGGAACTCAGAACGCTTCTGGTCAAAACGCGTTTGGGTTTGGTCAAGGTGTAATGGGTAATATGTCTAGCATGAACAATGCCTTCACAGGAGCCGCTGCTCAACAGTCTGCTGCCAGTACTGCTGCGATGGGTCAAATGGCTAGCGCTGGTGCTAGTGCTGTTTGTTGCTGGATATTCATGGAAGCGTATAAGGGATTGATGCCTAAGTTTGTGCGCTCCTCACGTGACTGGTACTACGTCGCTAAACCTGACATGGCTACTGGATATCGTCGTGTTGCTTACTGGCTTGTTCCTGCTATGCGTCACTCTGCTACTGTGCGTTGGTTGGTGTGGAACCTAATGGTGTCCCCTATCACGCAGTACCTCGGTGCTGTTAACAAGCAGAAAGGCTATAAGCGTACTGCATGGAACAAAGCGGTCACTAGGTTCTGGCTTACTAGCTGGACTAAGCTGGGCAAGGGACATACCGAAGCCGAGTACTTGAAACTGTGGATGGTTAAAATAGCATGAGTGGACTAATCGGAACTTTAATGTCAGGCGGTACCAGCTTAGTAGCTGACAAGATGCAGCAAAAAGCTGAGGACAAATTTAAGAAATCACCAATCGGTAAGATTGCTGATGAAGGTATTGGCGGTTTTTTGGAAGAAAGGTGGAATAAGTCTGGCATTGGTAGTGCTGTTAATGATGTTAAAGATTACTTTAGCTCACCGCCTTCTCCTACTCCGCAGACAATGGGAGACTATAAGGCTGCAGGTGGAATAATGGCGGGTCCTACTGTTCCACCTCCTGCTGATTTTAGTAATGTAAAGTTACAGTACTCTGATCCTAATAGTATGCAGTTACAATCTGCAGGTTCTCCTTTACCAAATTTAACACAGCAAGGTTCTATTGATGCGCTACTCGCTAGCCCAACATGGCAACAAATAATAGCTAAAACTCAACAATAATATGCCAGGATTTTTAACAGATTTAATTAGTGACGTTGGTCACGCAGCGTTCAATCCAGAAAACTATCGTAACAAACCTGTATACGATGCCAACAATAACATCACCGGATTTATTGACTCAGAGGGCAATCCTACTAATAATCCAATGAGCCGTCCTGGGCTCGGTATGCGTATACTGGCTCCTTCTGATACCGCTAATCTTTACAAGTTTAACCAAGACTACGCTGCTGCTCCTGTCAATAGCGCACAGCAGAGGGAGATGGCTACTAAAGCATTTCAGAATGATACTAGTAATACCATGGGTCGCATGGGAACATACGGCGGAGCTACTGGTAATGCTCAACGTGGATTGTATGGTACTGGATTGATGGATCCTAGTAAAATAAAAGCAGGAAATGAATTAGGTGCTGAAGAAGCTATTTCTAATTTTTATAATACTCAAGCTCGCGGTTCTGACTTTGCTAATACTAACGCACTTAACTTTAATAAGTCACTCAACGAACAAGGTGTTCCTGAGGCTGAAGCTACTAGCAAAAAAGCTGCTGCAGAAGCGGCTACTGCACAATCTGGTGCTCAAATTGACGAAGCTAAGTTAGCACAGATTGCTGCACAGTATAAGATGACCCCAGGGATGCAGAGTATTCTTAAAGATACTTTGAAACAGACTGGTGTAAATGCGCTTGCTAATTCTAGGTTAGTTGATGACCCCACTAGCGGACATTTATTCTTGAATACTTATGATCCAGCTACAGGCGCTACAACTAGAACTGATCTTGGACTTAGACCTTCTGCTAGCGTGATGGAAAAAGGTATGGAGGGCGCAACTGATCAAACTTTACAGTTGCCAGGTGGAGGTGCGGTAGTAATACCTCGTTCAACGACTGTTGGTGGTACTCCTCGCAATGATGCGGAAGCCGCTAAAAAAGCTGCTGCCGATAAAGAAGCTGCTGATAAAAAAGCTGCTGATAAGGCTGCTGCTGCTAGAAAACTTGTGACAACGTTGCCGTCAACTGCTGGTGAATCTTTGTTTGGGAAAAATAATAATCCAGTAGCTAGTGCAATTAACACAGCATCACCCGTTCTACGTAAACTTTTTGCTAAATATCCAGGAGATTTACAGGGCGCTATTAACGCTAGACAATACTCTCAAAACTATCGTCCTTATTAAGTATGCCAACACAACGCGAACTTACACAAGAAGAATTAAATCATCTATCCTCGCAGGGGGTAGATATTTCTAATTTACAAGGCGTTCCTGTTACTGTCGAATCACCAGAGGAAGTTGCTGCTCGTCAGCCTAATACTTCTGCCCTTGCTGCTGGTGCACGTGCTGGGTTAGCTGGTGCTTTACCAGCTTTAGCTGGTGGTTTTGCTGGTGGTGCTGCTACTGGTGCGTTAGAAGGTCTTGGTGCAGGTCCGTTTGGCGCCGCTGCTGGTGGTATTATTGGCGGTATTGGTGGTGCTATCACCGCTGGTTTGGCTCAAAATGCGTTGATGCCAGACACGTGGAAACAGAAGATGGCTCAAGACCAACAGGAACATCCGTGGGCTACTACTGCTGGCTCACTTTCTACTATGGCTCTTGGCGGCTTTCGTCCTTCTGCGGACATCCTTAAAGCTGCGCGTGCTCCTATCTCTAAGTTAACTCTTGGAGAAGTGTCTGCTGCTGAAAAAGAAGCACTCAAAAACGTATCACTTGGTGCGGGTATTGGTGCAGGTACTGGCGTTGCGTCTGAATTGTTGACTGGCAATGAAATAACTCCTGGAAGTGTAGCAGAAGCTGCTGGTACTGGCGCGGTGTTTAATCGTCCTTGGGCGCTTGGTCATGCGATGGGATTTGCTCCTCATGTTGGAGAGCCTACCGCTGCTGATTTTGCTACGTTGTTGAATAAAAACAAAAAGAATATTGTTAGTAACGAACAGGAAAAGAAGGCTCCTGCTGCTCCTTCAATGAGTCCTGAAGAAGCTGCTAAAAGGAAGCGTGAATTTGAGTTGGCTTATGAAGAAAACAAAATGCTTGACATGGTCGAAGCTCAGAAAAGATCTGAAGCTGCCGACAAAGCTGTTGATGTTGCTAAGACTGCACAAGACCTGCAAGCTGGTACTTTGCAGGCTGACATTGGTCAAATGCAGCCTAATGTTCCCTTTGGTAAGAAGCAAGGTTCTACCAGAATTCCGTTCAAACAGCAAGCCGTAAGACCTCCTGAAAGCGCGGAAGACTTTCAGCAACGTTTAGAGGAATGGAAAGCTGCTGGTAGTATTCCAGAAGAACGTCCTCGTTATGAGACTGCCGAAGAAGCGGCTGTTCCGGAAACTAAGCTAGAAACTCCTGCTCAAGACGTAGATACTTTCTTGGGCTCTAAGTCTCGTGTTGAGATGGCTGAGTTGCTGAGTCAACTGGATGCAGAAAACACCCTAACTCCTCAGCTTTACAAATACATTAGCGAGAAGTTTTTGAAGCCTAAAGGATGGGATGTCAGTATTGCCAAAGACCTCAAAGCTCTTGGAGAGTTTAGCCCTTCAAAGCAGACTATCAAAGCGCGCGGAACTGTGGCTTACGACGAAAAAGGAAAGCCTATAGTTGAAGGCGGCGCTCCTGCTGCTCTTGATACGTTGCCACATGAAGGTGCTCATGGTTTGTGGGATAGACTTACTGCTGACCAAAAAGCGTTGTATGCTCGTCTTGCCGCTCCTGACATTGCAAAGCAGAACGAAGCTCGTGCTAAACAAAATGCTATCAACGAAGAGAAGAATAAGACCCTTCCTCCTGATAAACAGCTGCCCATCTATGACTTGTATGAACCTGCAAGTTTCATGGATAAGAACGGCAATCTAGTACATGATCCTTTGGCGGGCATTGAAGAACACTTTGCATCAGAATCAGGACGTCGTATTGTTAACCGTATATTGACTGAGAATCCTACATGGGGTAGGTGGTGGAAAGATATCAAAGCTGGTGCTAAAGTTAAGTACGGTAAAGAACCCAGCCTTAACGACTTCTATCGTCAACAAGCTGCCATCCTGACATCAGGCGGTGGTAAGGGAATTGGTACTGTTAACGTGCAGGGAGGTACTGTTGAAAGACAGATGAGCGAAGCTGAGGGACGTATTCCTCTGCGTGAGATGACTGCTGAGCAACGTAGAGAATATTACAGGAATGTTCCTTCTGCATATAAATCTCAGAAATCTCCTGAGATGTTAGCTATCTTGGAAGAACAACGTAAGAGGGATCTTGCTCGTCAACAGGTACAAAACCCCGGTGTTGAGATGTCTCCTGCGCGTAGAGAACAGATCTTGAATGAAGTGTCAGAACTTCATAACGCTGTTGAAAGCGCAGTCAGCAAGTCAACCAAAGCTAAGTTAAATAGCAGAATTAAACTGCTAGAGTCACGGCTTGGTACGCAGCCTTTGTCGCAGGAACAGATTGAGCTACCTGAGTTTAGACAATCTGGTGCTCATCCTGCTGCTAGAGATTTGACTGCAAGACAGTTGAACGAACAGGTATCTCCTGAAAAATCAGAAGTACCTACTCGTACTCCGTATACTACTCCTGTTACCGGTGATGTTGTTGTCACAGACCCAGAGACTGGAGAAAAGACATTGCAGAGAAACGTCATCAAAACCACAGCAGGAGAGATAGTTCCTGACGAAAATGCTATCATTGAGAAAGCTGTCAGGTCACGTTATGGCAAGTTGATGGGTGGTAACTTAGGTAATCCTGGCGTTATTGCGTCAGAACGCGTCAAAGCTGCTGGCAGAACTCCCGCTCCTACACAAGCTCGTATTCCTGCTAACAGTTTGGTCGCTCCTAAGATCATGTTTGGTGATGAGATAGCAGATGCTATTGCCTATACCAAAGGTGAAATGGCAAAGCGCGGTCTATTGCCAGGAGAAACTCGTGAACAAGCTATCTTTAATACTGCTGCTAACTTAGCACATGAACACTTCAATATGGTGTCTCAGTCTGAGAAGGGTGGCGTAGGTAAAGCTGCGAAGACTTCTGAAGAAAAAGAAGCTGACTTGATATTCAACAACCCTGAGTCTACTGCTGCACAGAAGGCTGAGGCTGAAGCTATCATCAAGGCGGGGCGTGAACGTCGTGGTGCTGTGTCTAGAACATCACTTGAAAAACCTACTGGCGGTGAAGGAGATAAAACTCTTGGTGACTTTATTCCTGCTACTACTGACGCCGCTAAACCTACTCCTGAACAACTTGCCAGCCAAGAAACTAGTGTTCCTGCGGAAAATGCTGAAGGCACTAAAGCCTCTGCAAGTGAGTCTGAGTTAAATACCACTCCATTGGAATTGATTGAGCGTATTGAAGGTACGCCCATGAAAGATACCGCTAAGGGCAAACGTGTAATTGCTTACTTGGAAAGTTTGCAAGAAAATGAGCCTATTGACGCGTTTGAAGTGATGGAGAAGTTTGGTCTGGTTAAGAAAGAACAGACTAAGGAAGAAGCTGCGTTGATGCATGATATGCATAGTATGTCACTTGGTGATAAACTTGTGCGTGAAATGTCAGAATGGCGTATTCATCAGCCTAGGATCAGCCATAGTCCAGAAGGAATGAAAAAAGTTGGAGCAGCATCCGCTCGCGGTGTTTATGTTAGTGAGGAAGGTAAAGGATACACTAGCGAAATAAACGATAATGATACAGCTACTCATGAAACTGTTCATGCATTCTTTGACAACCACCGTATTCCCTTTAATTTATTGGTTAAAAGTAGCGGAGTTACTTCTGCTGATTTAACCCAGATGGCTAATGTACTAGATCTTAGTGGTTATCCGCATCATTATAGGAATCTTATTACGTTAGCTGACAAAGCTAGGAAGACTGGTTATGGTAAAGACGAAGCCATTCCTAAACAGTACCTGACCGATGAATGGACACACGCTGTAGGTAAAGCTACCGAAGAATACTTGGCTCAAATTACTGATCCTCTAAATCAGAACTCTTTTCCTCGAACAGGTGTTAACCGCATCATGGGTGATAAGTTCTTGGAAGCGTTTGATAATGTATTCCATGGTGAAGGTGCTGGACGTGCTAAGTCTGTTAAGGGCAAAGCTGAGTACTATCAGACAGAAGAAGAAGGTGCATTGCCTGAGGGTAAGTATACGTCATCTCTTGCCTCTGGACGTTTGCTGGAAGACCGCGCTAGGTTTGCTAACAATCCTAATGCTAAGTTCATGTCTAAACAATCGTTCATTGCTCGCATGAATAAAAACGTGCCTGATGACGAAATGAAAGCACTTAATGACGCTGGGTTTGACAAGTGGCTTGCAAGCAAACATGAGACCATTAACCTAGATGAAGCTCAGCAATGGATCAAAGACAACGGCACTGCTATTGATAAGCATGCCTATGGCTTGACTAATCCTAGCAAAGCTGAAAAAGAACATGATCGTTTAAGTCACGAATGGTTTGATAATTTATCCCATGAAATGAACCAAAGATGGTATGAAGTGCAGAACCTATTTAATGCTGATGATGATGCTGATCAAATAAACGTAGATGAGTTTCTGAAAAAATTGCAGGAACGTAAATCTTGGCAAGGCAAAAGTAAAGACTTACAACAAGCTCGTAAATTCATAGAGTCTTATAAGGAGTTTCGAAAGGAGTTTCGAAATGAAGTAGAGCCAAAAGCTAAGTCAATTTATACTAAGATTTCTGCATTTCCTACAGAATCAGGTATGCCAAGATGGACTACTTCCAAGTTGCCTGAGAATCTGCAACGTGTTGATTTGGTATTGAGAGGCGATAAACCTATCTTTCTTAAGAACTCAGGTCATGAACATTTTGACAACACAATTGGATGGGTAACTTTGCAATATAAGACTGGGCCTAATGGCGAAAAAATTGCAATGGTTGGAGAAGCTCAAAGTGATCCTGCTCAGAGAATCCAACGTGCTGCTAAAGAGATAGATAATTACATAATAGTAAAAACAGAATATGGGTTTAAAATAAAATCTAAGAAATCAAGAGAAAATGATTTTGTAGATGTATACAAAACAAAAGAAGATGCTCTCGCTGCTTTAAATGGTATATTTAAAGGCGCACACCATGTAGTAGAGCATCCTGTTCTAAATCATTATAATCGTTTATTGGTAAAAGCGGCTATTGAACAAGCACGTAAAGAAGGTGCTACTCATATTGCTATTGCTGATGCTGAGACTGTAATGATGTCAGAATATCATGACCGTCGTTTGGCAACTATCTATCCTGATGGGCGTGATCCAGAAGGAGGTTTGATCGGTAAAGAGTTAGAAAACACTCCTGCTTCAGGAGATACTATTCAAAACTTTACAGATCGTATGTCTGATAAATATGGTATAAAGTTTTACAGCAATGAGAGTGGTATAAAAGATGGTTTTCAGTACTTTGTTGGAGGTAAAGTGGATCCAGCTACTAGAGTCACTGATGAATATTTTCTGTTCAAAGTAAAGGTAGTAGAGAAAATAAAGCAAGAAGGCGGTATGCGTACTAATTACGATACTGTGTTGCCCAACATTGCGGAAAATCTGACTGGCAGTAAAGGCCAACGCATGAGTCTTGGTAAACATAAAAACGCGTATACTGATTCTCAATATGTTGCTCCTAAACTTCGCAATAATTTAGTATTCAAGAATCCAGACGGCACACCTAAAACTGACGTAACCGCCAGGGTTTATCCGTTAGATAAAGTGTCCGCTCGTCTTGAGCAGGAACCGTTCACTACCTACGGCAAATACCAGACAGAAGAAGAAGGTGCGCTTCCAGAGAATACATTCTCTAAAGAAGACAAGAAGTTCACGCTTGCTCGCGCTTTGTTGACAGAAGCTCAACTTGATAAAGCACGTAGACTTTCTGGCGCCAATGGTAAGCCAGTTGCTGATGCTATTCAAGCGTTCTTCCCGTTGCGTGAACAGTACTTTGGTAAGTACGCAGCGAAGCCGCTAGACATTCTGGACAAGATGTCAATGGTAGACCGCAAGTCTGTGGCTAACGTGATGTACCGCGAAGACTTGGATGGCAAATCTTACAGGAATAAGCTGCCAGAAGGTGTGCAACGCGTAGCGTACGATGCTATTCGTGAAGCCCTTAACTTGAAGCAAAACGACCTCATCGCTTCAGGGCGGACTATCCGTGTAATGAACAGCGAAGGCAAGATTGAGAAACGTAATCCAATCTTGAACCCTACGTATATGCCTTCTATCCCTCGTTCTGAGGTTGTCGAAGCATTGGTTGAGAAGACTGGTAATTACAAGAAGTATCAGAAGATGCTAGTTGACCATTGGGTCAAGGGTGGAGATTCACCTGCTGCTGCTCATGCTAAACTGAAGGCGTTCTCTACTATCGGTGACATCAAGTACAACAACCGTGCTAGGTTTGCTGCTATGCGTTTGGCTGAAGGTATGGGATTACCTGCTGAACTGCGTATCACAGACCCTGCCAAGATGTTACAACGTTACTTCCAACGTGTTGCGCTGGATAAAGCATGGACTGAAGCTGTCGAAAGCAACAAGGAAGTGATGAAAGCGTTGGACTTGAAAAACGAGAACAACGTCTATCATCCGTTTGAGAAGATTATCGACGAAGTACAGGGTCAACCTTTCGACAAGGAAGACAACACAATCAAAGGATTGAATCGTGTGTTCACTAGCGCAATGCTTGGACCGTTGACTAACGTCCATATCGCGCTGTCCACTCTGTTTAACCCTATGCAGTTTGTGAAGGGTACTGAACTAGCTTCTGTATACACGTCTGCGCTTACGAAGCTTTCACAAGCTCGTCAAGACACGCTCAGGAACGGGTACAAAACTGGCGACTACAACACTATCAAAGACATAACTGACGCAGATAACACTTTCGTGCAGAAGCTGTCAGCTATATCTTCACTTGTTGGTAAAGTCAACGGACGTCAATGGACTGACTCTACATCCAAGACAATGGCACAGGCATTGGCTAATGAGATAGTTCCTTTGCGTCTTGCTAGCGCACGTCGTGGGGATAGCTATTCACAGAACTTAATCAAGCAGTTGGATCCGTACTGGACTGCTGATAAAAAGTATACTCCTGACCAGATGTCAAAGCTGGCTAGTACGCTCGGTGGATTCATTCACGGTGCACATGACTCTCGTACTCTGCCGGGATGGATGATTAAGGATAGTGCTATTAAACCGTTCTTCTCGCTGATGTCTTGGTCTGTTGCTCAGACTAACCAATGGTCAAAGCACGTGTGGGAACCGGCTATGAAGGGTAACTTAGAACCCTTGTTGATGTCTACGCTTGGTGCTGTTATTGGTGGTTATGCCATTCAACAGTTGCGTCAAGCTATCACCGACAAGAAGACTGCTATTCCTTCCATAACAGAGATAGCCAATTCGAGCAGAGGTTTAGAAGGCAACATTCCGTTGCTTGCCTATAACTTCATGCAGATGGCATCCTTTACTGGCTATGCGGGTATTGGTACTGCACTCGGTAAGGACATCTTTGACTTGGGTTACAAGAACATTCCTCAGGGTTCTACCTTCCCTCTGGATGAAGCTGTGACTAACTTGTCTAAGACTGCTGTTCATGGTGTTGGTGCATGGATTCAGAATCCTACTATCGAAAACTTCTTTGACATCATGCCGCAGATGATGTTGGATATTGTCAAAGACAACTATCAGACTGGACGTATTGCATTGAACTGGGCTTCTGAAACTGGTGTTGCACCACAGAAGGAAGTTCATCAATTCAAGACATCAAAACAGACCAGCAATTTACGCCGTTGGAAAATGGCGGAAGGTACACCGTATACGGAACAGATGGTTGGTGAATCTAATCCGTACTACAACTTGCAAACTGCACGTTACAAGGAAACTCAGAATATCCGCGAAGCTGTTCCTCAAATCCCTGCGCTTATTGCAAGGGCTAGAGAGATAGCTAAAGGTAATCCTGAAGTATTCCGTCAACAACTACAATCAATCAAACAAAATAGTTATCAGACTATGCCTTCTCCTGAAAGTATGCCTCTGTCATTTGCTAGGTACTACCGGTACTTGATAGCCACTCAGGGTCAAGAAGCAGCACAGCGTGTGCTGAAAGACTACATGAAACAGAACGCACTCAATAAGGCTAAGTCTGCGATGATACCAAAGATATGAACAAATGGACAATCAAAGAACTTAGCAGACAAGTTCATGTAATAGAGTGGAACGTGGATAAGACAAGCGAGGAGTGTACTGTACTCCTCATGTCTGATGAACATTGGGACAATAAAGAATGTGATAGAGACCTACTGCGTAGGCATCACGAAGAAGCGGTAAAGAAGGGTGCGCCTATCCTAAAGTTTGGGGATACGTTCTGTGCGATGCAAGGTAAATGGGACAAACGCGCTGACATGAATCAGTTGCGCCCTGAACATCACACGAACAAATACTTGGACTCGTTGGTCAATACAGCTACCGAATGGTATAAACCATACAAAGATAACATTGCGCTAATCACCCCAGGAAATCATGAACAGTCGATACTCGATAGACATGAGACTGACTTGATTGACAGACTCACGTCCCACTTGGGTACAGCAAAGGGTGACTATTGGGGATATGTGCTGCTACGTATAAAATCAAAAGAAAGAATCCAGACTCACGTACTGCATTATCATCATGGGTATGGCGGTGGTGGTGAAGTAACGCGTGGTATGATCGACAATAACAGAACTCGTGGACAGTACGATGCTGACCTATTCTACTCTGGTCACATTCACAGAAGGAACTACGACGAGAACGTAATGACTACTGTCACTCCAAAGGGTAGGCTTACACAGCGTACCCAAAGG